ATAATTACAACAATTCAATGGAGCAAAATCTAATTGAATCGTTGATAATTGAATCAATTAAGATATATGGCATTGAATGTTTCTATATGCCCAGAACAATGGTTGCACAAGATCACCTGTTCGGTGAAGATGTTCTTTCGAAGTTTGATGACGCCTATGTGATTGAGATGTATATTAAGTCTGTTGATGGATTTGAAGGGGATGGCGATTTTCTATCCAAATTCGGATTGGAAATTCGCGATGAAATGACTTTAACTGTATCTCAACGCAGGTTCTCTGAAGAAATTTCTATTGGCAATACAACAGAAGGTATTGGTCGTCCATCAGAAGGTGACCTCATATACTTCCCTCTAAATGGTAAAATATTTGAAGTGAAATTTGTTGAACATGAATCTATATTTTATCAAATGGGATCTCTCCAAACTTATGATTTGAGATGCGAACTGTTTGAGTATAGTCATGAGCGTTTGGATACCGGGGTTGATGTTATTGATTCAATCGAGGATAGATATTCTGGTGATATGAGTTACTTTCAAATCACTGATGAATCGGGAAATCTTCTTACGATGGAAGATGGTTCTATAATTCTTCAAGAATCTTATCGCATTGAAAATACAGACGCACAAGCGAATAATGAATATTTTGAAATGCAAACACGAAATGGTTCTGATTTAAATTTCATCGATTGGTCAGAATCAAATCCCTTTTCAGAATAATTTTAAGGATTTTTCAAATGCCGATGAGCCATTTTTCTATAACGGAACAATTCGCAAATACATTATTATGTTTGGCCGAATGTTTAATGATATTGATGTCGTGAGATATACAAAGGAAGGAACTCCCGAACAATCAATTCGTGTTCCTATTGCATATGGGCCCAAAGAAAAATGGTTACTTAGATTAGAAGATGACCCATCTTTAGATAAGCAGGTTGCAATCAAACTCCCTCGGTTGTCCTTTGAGATGACGGATATGATATATGATCCGACTCGGGCATTAAATAAGATGCAAAAGTTTTGCACACCATCATCTTCTACCAACACTGTTAAATCTCAATATTCACCAACACCATATAATTTCAATATCACACTATATGGTATGTTTGAATTCCAAGAAGATGCTGTTCAAGTAACTGAACAAATTCTACCATTTTTCAGACCAGAATGGACGATGAGTTTGAAATTATTGGATGACTTCCCAGACTATTATGATGTTCCGACTATTCTTAATGGCATGAATATAGAAGATACATATGATATGGATTTCTTATCGCGTAGAGCAATTATATATAGTTGGAATTTTACAATTAAAGGTTATCTATTCGGGCCAACTCGCAACAGTGGCATTATCAAGCGTTCTGTTATAGATATATCTAATAACTCAACTGGTGATCCTATCGGGACTGAAGTGGGCCCAAATAAGAAAATTATTTTGACTCCGGGACTGTTATCAAACGGTTCTCCTACGTCAAACTCTGCTGCAAGTATTCCTTGGGAAAATATAACAGCAAACTCAGATTATGGATACGCTTTCGATTCATATGATTATTTTGATGGTAAAAATCGGCATGAACACTAATGAAAAATTTGACAAACAATTTGAATGATATTCTTGATATTGACAGTGAACTGGTTGAGGTTGAACCAGTAAAATCACCTGTTATCATTGAATCCCAAGACCAAAATAAAGATATTGAAGCAGACTATCAATATGTTCGTGGTAATTTATATGAAACCATAGACAAAGGTTCTGCTGCTCTCGATTCACTTTTAGAATTAGCAAAGGCATCAGAACATCCCAGAGCATTTGAGGTTGTTGGACAACTAACAAAAACTATTGTCGATGCTAATAAAGACTTGATTGAAATTCAACGTAAATTGAAAGAACTCAAGAAGGATGATCCATCATTAGAAAATTCCAAGAACGTGACAAATAATAATCTATTTGTTGGATCAACAGCAGAACTTCTCAAAGCACTCAGAGAAAGCAAAGAAGAAACAGAATAATGGTGTATTTCTGATATGGAATCGATCGAAAAAGGTTATTTAGGGAATTTAAACCTAAAACGCGCAAATGTTCCAATTGAATGGGATGAAGAAAAAATAACTGAGTACGAAAAGTGCTCAGACAATCCAGTATATTTTGCTGAAAATTATATTCAAATTGTTCATGTTGATCATGGACTTATTCCGATTAAATTATATACATATCAGAACGAAATTATGCGGAAGATTAGTTGTTTCCGCAGATGTGCAGTTGTAACTTCTCGGCAAGCAGGCAAAACCACAACTGCCATGTCGGTCATTCTCCATTATGTTCTGTTCAACGAACATAAAACCGTGGCATTACTTGCAAACAAAGGGGATTCCGCGAGGGAAATTCTTGATCGTATTAAGATTGCATACGAAGCATTACCTAAGTGGATGCAACACGGTATTATCGAATGGAACAAAGGTTCTGTTGAATTCGAAAACGGTAGTAAAATATTAGCAGGGTCAACATCGTCATCTGCTATTCGTGGTAAGTCTATATCTTTCCTTTATATTGATGAAGCAGCGTTCGTAGAAAATTGGGATGAATTTTTCGCTTCTGTATATCCCACAATCTCATCTGGTACATCAACAAAAATATTACTGACATCTACACCCAATGGTCTGAACCACTTCTATAAGACATGCGAGGGTGCTAAAGAAGGAAGAAATGGATATGAGTATGTTGAAGTAAAGTGGGATAAGGTTCCGGGAAGAGATGAAAAATGGAAGAAAGATACTCTCGCCTCTATGGACTTCGATGAACAAAAGTTTGCTCAAGAATTTGAATGTGCTTGGTTGGGATCATCTGGAACATTAATTGAAGGTAATAAATTAAAGGCTCTTGTTTGGCGAACACCGGAACTTGACCGGGAGGGGTTGAGTGTATATTCTCATCCAGAAAAAGGTCGGTCATATTTTTGTGTTGCTGATGTTTCTCGGGGCAAAGGTTTAGATTATTCTGCATTTCATATTATAGATGCTTCTGAAATGCCATACAACCAAGTTGCAACATACAGAAGTAATTTTGTCGCACCAATAGAATATGCAGAAATCATACACAGAACATGCACACAATATAATGATGCTATTGTTCTTGTAGAAATCAACGATATTGGAGAACAAGTTCCTGAACTTCTTTTGTATGACTATGATTACGAGAACATTTTATATACAGAGTCTGCAGGAAGGGCAGGAAAAAGAATCTCTGGTGGGTTCGGTAGAAAGGGAACAACAATAGACAAAGGTATCAGAACGACAAAACAAGTGAAAGCAGTTGGTTGCTCAACTTTAAAGTTATTGGTGGAAAATGACCAATTAATGATTAATGATTTCCATACGATAAATGAGTTATCGACTTTCTCCAAGAAAGGGGTTTCATATGAAGCAGAGACTGGGTGTCACGATGATTTAGTTATGGGGTTGGTATTATTTGGTTGGTTGAGTGGACAGGAATTTTTCAGAGACTATACAGATAATAATACACTTTCCAAACTCAGAAACATTTCTAAAGAGGAGTTGGAACAGCACATGCTTCCAATGCCAATTATTGATAGTGGTTTCGAAGAAGAAATAAATTTGTTTGCAGAAGATCCTGAATTCAGAAGCGGGAAAATTGTTGACAATGATGGTGGGAGTTGGTTCTAAATCGAGTTTTTTATAAATAACTTACAACGAAATAATTGACTCTTTACATAAAAAGGAGATAATAACATGCCTTTCCAAGTAAGCCCGGGCGTAAATGTAAGCGAGATTGATCTCACTACTGTTGTGCCTGCAGTAAGCACCACTGAGGGTGCTATAGCAGGACACTTTAAGTGGGGCCCAGTCAACCAGAGGGTTCTGGTCGATTCCGAAGACCGTCTCATAAACATCTACAATAAGCCTGATGAAAACACCGCAACAGATTTTTTTACTGCTTCCAGTTTCCTGTCTTATGGCAACGCACTGTATGTGAACCGTGTCGTCGATGATGGTAGTGCCAAGAATGCAACCAGTGGTGACACTGGTGCATATATTGAAAATGAAGATTATTATAATGAGGCTTATTCTCATGTCACCGGTCATGGTGATTGGATATCTAAGTATCCAGGATCAATTGGCAATTCAATAAAAGTTTCTGTTTGTCATTCCAGCACTGCGTGGCAATCTACAGTATCTAATGCTTACACAGCAACAAGAAATAGCAAAACCGTAACCATCACAGACGGTGACGGTTCTGATGCTGATGATAATTTTGTCGTCGGTGATATAATTCTTCTGGGTGCTAATAAAGAACAACGTAAAATTGCTGCAACTTCTGGTGACACAATCACCCTAACTGAAAAATATACCGGTGAAACCGTAACCGCTCAATCAGGTGGTATCGTTCGTCGTTGGGAATACTTCAATAACTTCAATAACGCACCAACAACAACTGATTTTGCTGAAAGTTATGGGGCAACAAATGATGCTATGCACGTTGCAGTAATTGATGAAGATGGTGCATTTACCGGCAGCATCGGTGCTGTCATTGAAGTGTATGAGAATGTTTCTTCAGCAAAAGATGCTAAGAATGATCAAGGCGCTGGTAATTATTACAAAGAAGTTATCAACCAGAACTCACCATACATTTGGTGGGGTCAACATAATACAAACGTAACCAATGCTGGTTCGAATGCCGCAGACGGGACATCCTTTGGTGGTTCTGCGCTTCCGGTTACCAGTAGCATGGATGATGGTTCTAATGGAACTGTCCCAACATCTGCTCAAAAAATTATCGGTTATGACATTTTTAAATCTGCTGAAGACGTAGACATATCGTTCTTACTTGGATCTGATGCTGATGAAACATTAGCGACATATTTGATTACAAATATCGCTGAGTCTCGCAAAGATTGTATTGCTGTAATTTCTCCTGAACGTGCTGATGTTGTTAATAACAACGCATATGATGGCAAAGAACGTGATGATATTATCGAATTCCGTGACACATTACCATCTTCTTCCTATGCAGTAATGGATTCTGGTTGGAAATATATGTATGACAAGTATAACGATCTTTATCGTTATGTTCCTATGAACGGTGATACTGCTGGTCTTATGGTACAAACAGACACTACACGCGATCCGTGGTATTCACCAGCTGGTTTTAATCGTGGTAATGTTAAAAATGTAATTCGTTTGGCATACAACCCATCAAAAGGCGACCGTGACCAGTTGTATAAAAAGGGTGTCAACCCCGTGGTTACGTTCCCGGGACAAGGCACTGTATTGTTTGGTGATAAGACTATGCTGTCAAAACCTTCTGCTTTTGATCGCATTAATGTTCGCCGTTTATTCATCGTTCTTGAGAAGGCAATCAGCACTGCTTCCAAGTTTACTCTGTTTGAATTTAACGATGAATTTACTCGGTCGCAGTTCCGCAATTTGGTTGAACCGTTCCTGCGTGATGTACAAGGTCGCCGTGGTATCACCGACTTCCGCGTAGTTTGTGACTCTACCAATAATACTGGTGAAGTCATTGATAGGAATGAATTTGTTGGTGATATTTACATTAAGCCAGCACGTTCTATCAACTTTATTCAGTTGAATTTCGTGGCAGTTCGAACTGGTGTTGAGTTCTCTGAAGTGGTTGGCCGCGCAGGGTAATTTAAACTCATCGTGACGTTATGATGGGGGATCTTATGATCCCCCATTTTCGTATATGAACTTGCAATTTCCACACTTGAAAAGATGTCATGTTCAGTTTTTGCATCACCATAATTTGGAAAATGTTTTTTTTATAAATAAATTATAAATAGAATTAAAGGATCCTTTGAAGGAGAACAATAATGGCTTTTAATATAAACGATTTTGCTGGTGCTCTCAAAGATGGTGGTGCGCGGAGTTCACTGTTCCAAGTGCAAATCACGAACCCGATTAATGGGGTAGCAGACATTCAAGTACCATTTATGTGTCGTGCTGCGCAACTCCCAGGTTCTACTGTGGGTACTATCCCTGTGTCATATTTCGGTCGGCAGGTCAAACTTGCAGGAAACCGCACCTTCGAACCCTGGACACCAACCATCATTAATGATGAGGACTTTGCTATCCGTAATGCAATGGAGCAATGGTCTAACGCAATCAACACAATGCAAGGTAATATCAGTAATACCGGTGGTTCTTCACCAGCACTATATAAGTCTAATGCTCAGGTGACCCAATATAGTAAATCAGGTGACATCCTTCGTATATACGATTTTGTTGGTATTTACCCAAGCGATATTTCTGCTATTGATCTTGGTTGGGATCAAGAATCAATTGAAGAATTCTCGGTGACATTCCAGTATGACTACTGGCAAGTTTCTGGTGGTTCCACAGGTAACGCTGGCGGTATCTGATACCGATTGGTTAGATTATGTGTTGGGCGCATAGACTAAATATGTTTGTGCGCCCTTTTTATAGGAATTGAAAATATGCCTGTCAATTTATTCGGTTTTAGAATAGGTAAAAAATCAGAGGAAGATCAGTTAATCTCTGTACCTTCGTTCGCTCCCCCTCCAAATGATGATGGTGCAATTGCTGTCACTGAAGGTGGAGTATTTGGCACGACTGTTGATATGACAGGTACTGTCAAAAATGAGGCAACCCTTATAACCAGATATCGTGATATGTCACAACAACCGGAATGCGAACGAGCGGTTGATGACATTGTAAACGAAGCAATCGTTTATGATGACAAGGAAAATACAGTTTCAATTGTCCTTGAAAGCGTCAAAAATGTCCCAGAACAAATTAAAGAATCTATCCGGGATGAATTTGATGTTATTATGGGACTTTTGAAGTTTGAAGATAGGTCATACGACATTTTTAGAAATTGGTATGTAGACGGGAGACTGTATTACCATTTGATGGTAGATATTAAAAACCCACGCGCTGGTATCCAAGAAATTCGATATATCGATCCGCGTAAGATCAAAAAAGTTCGGGTTGAAAAAAAGGATAACAAACAACCAATAACACAAAATAACAACATTCTTATTCCTAAAAAGTATGTTGAATATTTTGTATACTCACCAAAGGGTTTGACTTCTTCTACTAATGAAGGAATCAAAATTGCTCCAGATTCTATCGCATATTGTCATTCTGGTATCCAGTGTACAACAAACAATATGATTCTCTCTAATATTCATAAAGCAATTAAACCATTAAACCAATTGCGTATGCTTGAAGATGCCACTGTCATATATCGTCTGGCACGTGCACCTGAGCGCAGGATATTCTATATTGACGTTGGCAATTTACCAAAAGCGAAGGCAGAACAATACTTGCGCGATATGATGACAAAACACAAAAACAAGCTTGTATATGATGCTAACACAGGTGAAGTTCGTGATGATCGTAAGTTTATGACCATGTTAGAAGATTATTGGTTGCCTCGCCGTGAAGGCGGAAAGGGCACTGAAATCAGCACGCTTCCGGGTGGACAAAACCTTGGGGAAATAGACGATGTTCTATACTTCCGTAAGAAATTATATGAATCATTAAATGTTCCCGTTTCTCGTTTAGAAAATGAATCGACATTTAATATGGGTCGTGCTAATGAGATTACAAGAGATGAAGTCAAATTCAATCGTTTTATTGTCAGGTTGCGTTCCCGTTTCAATGAACTTTTTAACATCCTATTAGAACGACAACTTCTTCTAAAGGGTATAATCACAAAAACAGAATGGAAGGATATTAAAAGTCAAATCCGTTTTGATTATAATCAAGATAATCATTTTGCTGAATTGAAGCACGCTGAGATCCTGAGAGAACGATTGGGTATGTTAGCAGATGTCGATCAATATGTCGGTAGATATTATTCTGTTGATTGGGTTCGCAGAAACGTATTAATGCAAACCGAAGATGATATTAAACAGTTGGAAGCCCAAATAAAGTCTGAAGAACCATTAGAATCAGAAAGAGAATTCTAATTCGTTCAGTTTTAAAATAATATAAATATAATGAGTAAGAAATAGGAGATAGGTATGTCTATCAAAGATATGATTGATAATATTGATGCCGGTAACAAGAGTGCAGCATCAGATATTTTCCAAGATGCAATGTTGGAAAAGGCACAAGACGCTATTGCTATCGAGCGTATTCGGGTGGCATCTTCTTTCCTTAACCCACAAGAAGAAACTGATGAAGAATACATCAACGAAGCAGACGCTGATGACTATAAAGCACCTAAAGATTCAGACGAAGAAGCAACTGAATATAAACCTCGTTCTAAAGGCGAGCAAGAATTCAAAGACATGCACAAAGGTGGCAAGAAAGACCATCCTGCTTCTGAGGAAGGTCAACACACTTCTAACAAAAAGCAATCGTCACATCTTGGTGCTCCGGGTGAAAAGTCTGTTGTCAACCCAATTAAAAAGTAAGGTATTGAGATGAAACCATTAGCTAATGCTGTATCCCTTTCCACTGCAAATGATTGCTATAATGCAACTGCAGTATATGTTACCAGCAGTAATAATGATGTCACATTAACACTTGCAAATACTGCAATCAATACTGGTGGTGGTTTGCATGGCAGTTATGCTGGTGGGTCAGTTCTAATTAAGTTGCCTGCAAATAGCGGGACTATTATTGAAAAGAGGCCCCTTGATACATTGACAGGTTCTGGTTTGTGGGGAACTAAAATCGGATTAGGGGATTAACAAATGAAATTGATCACCGAAGTTATCGAAGACATTAAATATATTTCCGAGGACAAGGAAGAAAACGGAAAAAAGAATTATTATATAGAAGGCGTTTTCATGCAAGGCAACGTCAAGAATCGTAATGGTAGAATGTATCCAAACGAGGTTCTTGATAGAGAAATTGCAAGATATAATGAAGATTATATTGGGAAGAATCGTGCATATGGTGAGTTAGGACACCCATCTGGCCCAACTATCAATCTTGAGCGTGTTTCTCATATGATCAATAGTTTAGAACGTGATGGTGATGACTATATCGGTCGTGCAAAAATTATGACCGAAACTCCATATGGCGCTATTGTAAAATCACTCATGGATGAAGGTGCACAACTCGGCGTGTCTTCTCGTGGTATGGGTTCTCTGAAAGAGAATCGAAATGGGGTATCCGAGGTGCAAAAAGATTTTTATCTGGCCACTGCTGCAGATATTGTGGCAGATCCTTCCGCTCCCAATGCCTTTGTTGAAGGCATTATGGAAGGTGTGGAATTCTGGTTTGATGAGCAAGGGAATTTGCATAAAGAATCTTCTGCATATGAAGCAATGAAAAATGTTGAAAGACATGCTAAAAGAAATGCATTGAATGAAGAGAAAAAACTCGAAATTTTCCAAAAATATTTGGATTCTATTCTGGGATAATTTAGATGAATGTAAAAATTCATCTTTTATAAATAAAATATAAATGAGATAACTTCAATAGGAGCAATCCAAATGTCTGAAAAAGAACTTGATCAAGAAGTTGAAGTTCAGAAAGTAGAAGAAGCAAAAGCATCTTTTGATGTTGACGCCGAAGTACCTGAACCAACAACTAAAGAGAATACTCCTCCAGGTGCTAAGCCGAAAGATGAGGATAAAACTAAAAACCCGAAACAGGGCGATTCTGTCAAACCAACTAAGGTAAAGGCAATCAATAAGATCGTTGATGCTGTGAAGGGAATGAAGAACGAAGATGTTCAAAAAGTGCTGGCAATGCTGGAAGGCAAAGAAGAATTAGACGATGAAATCGTTGAAACTATTAAAATGTCTGAACTGCGCCAAATTACTGCTGAAGATGTCAATGTAACAGAAGATGTTACAGCGATGTTTAATGGCGAAGAACTTTCTGAAGAGTTCACTTCCAAAGCAACTACTATTTTTGAAGCTGCTGTTGTTTCCAAAGTTAATGAGATCCTGGAATCCGTTACTGTAGATATGGAATCTGATCTTGAAGTATCTCGGGAAGAAATTAAAGAAGATCTTGCAAAGGAAGTTGATTCTTATATGTCTTACGTTGCTGGAGAGTGGGTTAAGGAAAATGAACTCGCTATTGAGCAAGGTATCAAATCAGAAATCACTGAGAACTTCATGGCAGGTCTGAAGGATCTGTTTACTGAGAATTACATTGATATTCCAGAAGAGAAGGTTGATCTTGTCGATGAAATGGCAGAAAAAATCGCTGAACTGGAAGAATCCATTAATACTCAAATAGAAAAAAACATTGACCTGAAGAAAGCATTGGTAGAATCTGAAAAGGTCATTACCCTTGATAATGTTTCTAAAGGTCTTACCGAGTCTCAAGCAATCAAGCTTTCGTCACTAGCTGAAGGCGTCGAGTTTGAAACTGCTGAAACCTATGCTGAAAAGCTAGAGACGATTAGAGAGAACTACTTCTTAGAAGTGGATCTTTCCGAGGAAACCAATCTGGATGAGGAACCAATCGAACTGACAGAAGAAATTTCCGATGGTCAGGTTGCTCCAGAAATGGCGGCTTATATGCATGCTATAACTAGCAGCATCAAAAAGTAATTTTTTATAAATAATAAAACATTAAGAAATTCAATAGGAGAATTATAATGGCACAAGATGAACTCGTCACTAAGTGGCAACCAGTTCTTGAGCACCCAGATCTGGAAAAGATTACTGATGCTCATAAGCGTAATACGGTTGCCCAACTGCTAGAAAACCAAGAATTGTCTGCTCGTGAGCAGCATACTGGTTCTGGTGGTTACAACGCACCTACTCTGTTGGGCGAAGCTGCTCCGACTAACTCAATGGGTGCTTCTTCCTCTACCGCCTCAACCGGTGCTGTAGATACTTTCGATCCAGTTTTGATTTCACTGGTTCGCCGTTCCATGCCTAATCTGATTGCTTACGATATCGCTGGTGTTCAACCAATGACTGGCCCTACTGGTCTGATCTTTGCCATGCGTTCTCGTTACACCAATCAGACTGGTACTGAAGCAATGTTCAATGAAGCAGACGCTTCTTTCTCTGGTAACACCTTTGCTGCTAACGCAACTTCTACTGGTGCACAGACTGGCACTGATCCTAACGATCGTTCTGCTTCTGCCACTGGTGGTAATTATAATGTCCACTCTGGTATGTCTACTGCTGAAGCAGAAAAATTGGGTTCTTCCGGTTCCCCTGCTTTTGCTGAAATGGCATTCTCCATCGAGAAAGTTGCTGTAACTGCAGTTTCCCGTGCTCTGAAAGCAGAATACTCTATGGAACTGGCACAAGACCTGAAAGCAGTCCACGGTCTGGACGCTGAACAGGAACTGTCCAATATCCTGTCTGCAGAGATTCTGGCAGAAATCAACCGCGAAGTCATTCGTACTATCAACTACTCTGCTGTTGCTGGTGCACAGAAGAATGTCACCACTGCTGGTACTTTCGACTTAGACACCGACTCCAATGGTCGTTGGTCTGTTGAGAAGTTCAAAGGTCTGATGTTCCAGATTGAGCGTGATGCCAATGAACTTGCCAAAGCAACTCGTCGTGGTAAGGGTAACATCATGATCACTTCTTCTGACGTTGCTTCCGCACTGCAGATGGCTGGTGTTCTGGATTACACTCCTGCCCTGAACAACAACCTGAATGTTGATGACACGGGTAATACCTTCGCTGGTGTTCTGAATGGTCGTATTAAGGTCTACATCGACCCATACTTCTCTGACGCCACCAACAACTACTACACACTGGGTTACAAAGGTTCTTCTGCCTTTGATGCTGGTTTATTCTACTGCCCATACGTTCCTCTGCAAATGGTTCGTGCGGTTGGTGAGAATACCTTCCAACCTAAGATCGGTTTCAAAACCCGGTATGGTATGGTTGCAAATCCATTTGCTTGGAACCCTGCTTCTGATACTACTGCTGGCACTAAAGAAGCTGCCCGTCTGGGTACTGGTGTTGGTAACAACTACTACCGTCTGGTAAAAGTTGCAAACCTCATGTAAGTTTATCTTACTGATGAAGTCGGCATAGATCGACGATTTAAAAGAGGCACTTCGGTGCCTCTTTTTTTGTGACTAAATAATAGTATATTTTAATACAGGCAAATGAACGAAATGACATCTTGTGCTGAACAAAAGAACTTTCTTTCTCCGATAGGATTCAGGTTCTCTATTCAAAAATTAGCAGGTGTAAATTATTTCTGCACCAGTGCATCCTTACCTGCTGTAACAATGGGTCAGATTGAAACTGCAGATACTCCATTTAATAGGTTGGCAGTTCCAGGAGATAAACTTGCATATGGAGACTTCTCTCTACGATTTCGTGTAGATGAAGATATGGAAAACTATCAAGAGATTTACAATTGGATGGTTGCTCTTGGATATCCAGATAACTTTGGTCAATATCCAAAGTTTAATCGTTCATCTCAACCATCAGCAAAGACTGTTTATTCTGATGCATCATTGATTATCACTACTAATCAATATAAACCAAATGTTGAGGTGAAGTTTGTAGATCTGTATCCAACAAATATTTCTGGTGTTGATTTTACTGTAGAAGAAACAGATGTGAATTATCTGTTGGCAGATGCTACATTCAGATATAGAAGCTTTGAATTGATATCCGTTTCATAAAGTTATTCTATTCCTTAACGGGCGACACTACTGATTATAATAGTGAAACCTGAGTATGTCAAGCATTATTTTGTTATGAGGTTGTTATGAAAATCGAAGAGATTGTATCTGAGTGGAACAAAGACTCTAAAATTGATGAGACTGAACTTTCCACAGAAAGTCTGAAAATCCCCCAACTGCACGATAAGTATCTTAAATTCTTTATGGGTGAACGTGTGCAACTGTTCCGTATCAAATCAGAGAACAAGAAAATTAAAAAAATTCTCTTAGAATATTATCTTGGTGAACTTGACCGAGATGAACTTGAGGAACTAGGGAGAGATCAATTCTACAAAAAACTTCTTAAAAACGAAGTTGACATCTATATTGAATCTGATGATATGTATATTGAAAGTAACCTTAAAGTTGCTATGCAACAAGAGAAGGTCAATTATATTGAATCAATTATTAAAAGTGTTAACAATCGTGGTTTCCAGATTAAGTCTGCTATAGATTTTCTCAAGTTTACTATGGGGTAATTGTGGATAATATTGATGGTAAAAATATGTATTATGATACTATTGAAATATTTAAGAAGAACGAAGTATATCTCAAAGTAGAATGCGAGCGAGGAACAGCACGAGAGTTATCAAGTTATTTCGAGTTTGAAGTTCCTGGGGCAAAGTTTATGCCTGCCGTCCGAAACAAGATGTGGGACGGAAAAATCAGATTGTATAATGTAAACACCAATCAAATTTATGTTGGTTTATTGGAACACATAAAAAGGTTTGCAGAAGAAAGAGAATATGAGGTTATTATTCATGATGATCTTGAAGACACTCAAGACGTTCCCTTAAATAAACTTGAGAAGTTTCTTGAAGAGAAAGAATTCAAACCAAGAGATTATCAAACTCGTGCGGTTGCCCATGCTATCAGAAATAATAGAGCATTGATTCTTTCCCCGACTGCTTCGGGTAAATCCTTCATAATATATTCTTTGCTGAAGTATTACTTCGCTGCAAAGTTGATAAAGAAAGCATTGCTTATCGTACCCACTACATCGTTAGTGTCTCAAATGAATTCAGACTTCTCTCTTTATCATGGGCGACAAGTTGATTATACTCATCTCATCATGTCTGGTCAAGAAAAAAATTGCGATACGGCGAAAGTTTATATTTCAACGTGGCAATCCATCTATAAAATGCCCAAATCATATTTTGATCAGTTTGATATTGTAATAGGTGACGAAGCACATTTGTTCAAAGCACAGTCGCTTACTAAGATTATGGAGAAGTTGCCTAACTGTAAGTATCGGTTTGGATTTACTGGTACGTTAGACGGCACACAAACAAACAAGTTGGTGTTGGAGGGTTTGTTTGGCCCAGTCATGAGGGTGATACAAACTAAAGAACTGATTGAGAAAGGAACACTTGCTGATTTTAGAATCAAATGTTTGGTGCTAAAGTATAACGACCAAACTCGCAAGGAAATGAATAGAGCAAACTATCAAGATGAGATAGAGTTCCTGATTAGCAATGAAAAAAGAAACAACTTCATAAAAAACCTTGCAATTTCCCGTAAGGGAAACACACTGGTATTATTCCAGATGGTTGAAAAACATGGTGATTTGTTGTATAATATGATAAGGGATGAGGTTGAAGATGACCGTCATATATTTTTTGTGCACGGTGGTGTAGATGCTGATCAACGAGAAGAAGTTAGAAGAATTACTGAAGGAGAGCGGAGTGCAATTATCGTCGCCTCGTATGGGACGTTCTCTACTGGGGTCAACATACGCAATCTTCACAACATTATATTTGCAAGTCCTTCTAAGTCTCGGGTTCGGAATTTACAGTCTATTGGTCGGGGTCTGAGAAAGAGTGACACAAAAGAATCTGCTACGCTGTATGATATATCAGATGATTTAACTTATAAGTCATGGAATAACCATACACTAAAGCATTTTGCGGTGAGGGTTAAGACATATAATGAAGAAGAGTTTGAGTATAAGATATACAAAATTAATTTGGAGACATAAATGATAAAATTCCTCAAACTCACGAATGGTGAAATGATATTGAGTGAAATTATTTCTGAAGACCAATATATGGTAGTTGCCATGAATCCGATTGAAGTTTCAATGTCTAAGACCACAAACATGGAGACCGCGAGGATGATTGGACATCAGTGGTTGCCTTTATTGGAAGATGAGAATATAATAGAGATACAGACCAATCATGTGATAGCAATGCAGGAAGCATCAATCAGCATTAAAGAGTTTTATGTTGATGTGATTGATCAATATATACATCCAGAAAAGTATGAAAAGGAATCAATCCCTAACAGTCTTTCTGAAATATTGCAGAACATAGATTCTGATTCTGCAAACACAGAAACAACATCTTATCATTGAGGTTAATTTATGGCAAACAAGAAAAATAATCCACACTATGTGAATAATAAGGATTTTCTTCAAGCGATGATTGAATACCGTGATTCTGTTCTTGATGCTGAAAATTCAGGTGATCCCAGACCAAAGGTAACCCCGTATATCGCTGATTGTATCATGAAGATTGCAACTCATCTTTCATATAAACCGAATTTTGCCAATTATATTTTTCGTGATGAGATGATCTGTGATGGTATAGAAAATTGCTTACAATATATTGATAATTTTAACCCAGAAAAATCAAAAAATCCCTTCGCATATTTCACAACAATTATCTATTTCGCTTTTCTGAGGCGAATTCAAAAAGAGAAGAAATATCTCTATACTAAGTATAAAGCATCAGAGAATGCAAATATATTTGACAACACTTCTGGAAAGCAAGATCAAGATAAAGAGACATCTTATGACGATAATATTAAATATAATGATTGGTCACAGGAGTATATGAGTCAATTCATTGAAAATTTCGAAGAACATAAACGAAAGAAAAAGCGTAAAGTTGTTCATGGAGATGATTGTAAGTGAAAATTGCGTTAATAACAGACCAACATTTTGGTTGCAGGGCGGATAATGTTTCTTTTTTAGATTATTATGAAGAATTCTATAATAGAATTTTTTTTCCTGAATTAGAAAAAAGAAAGATAAAGACTGTAATTGATTTGGGTGATACTTTTGATAGAAGAAAATATGTCAATTACAATACACTAAAGCGAACTAAAGAGATGTGGTTTGATGTTTTGCGAAACAGTGGTATAGAATTGCACAGCATTGTTGGTAACCATACAACTTTCTATAAAAATACTAATGATGTAAATTCTTTAGACCTTTTGGTTTCCGAATATGATAATGTGTATAATTATCCAGAACCGAAGACTATAAATTTCTCTGGTCATGATATACTTATTATGCCGTGGATCAATAACGAAAACTATCCAAGAGCAATAAAGGAAATGGAAGATTCGCCCGCCCAAGTTATGTTTGGGCATTTAGAAATTGCAGGTGCGTTAATGGATAGGGGTAACATAAACGAACACGGCATGGCACCGAAGATGTTTGACCGGTTTGATTTAGTCTGCTCAGGTCACTTTCATCATAAATCAAGAATTAAGAATATTGAATATCTTGGTTGTCCTTATGAATTGACTTGGATTGATTATCAAGATCCGAAAGGATTCCATATCTATGATACTGAAACTAGGGAACTGGAATTCGTTCGCAACCCATATTCCATGTTCCATAAAGTATTCTATAGTGATGATGGTAAAACATTAGAAGAACTTTTGGAATTTGATTTTTCTGTTTATGAAAAAACATATGTAAAAGTTATTCGGCAGAATTGCGACAACCCATATTGGTTCGACGTGTTTATGGATAATTTGTATAAATCTAATCCCATCCATATTCAAATTGTTGACGATAACCTTAACCTAAACCTTGAATCTGAAGATGATATTATGGATGGGGCAGAAGATACTGTGTCAATTATGAGCAAGTATATAACCACTATGCCTGAATCTGTACCAAAAAAGGAACTTGATACTCTTATGCGTTCACTTTATAATGAAGCAATTGCAATTGGTTTAAATTGATATGCTCCACTTTGAAACTTTGAAATGGAAGAACCTCTTATCTACTGGTAATGCATATACTGAAATTCGTCTTGACCGCTCCCCCACCACTGCTATAGTGGGGGAGAATGGTGCTGGCAAGAGCACCATTCTTGATGCTCTTTGTTATGTGTTGTTTAACAAACCGTTCAGGAATATCAACAAACCAAATCTGATCAATAGCATAAATGAAAGAGGGATGGTCGTTGAGATTGAATTCCATATCGGGAAACAGCAATATAAGGTTGTTCGCGGTATGAAACCAAACGTGTTTGAGATTTATGTAAATGGTAATTTGATTGACCAACCCGGGGCAATTAAAGACTACCAAAAAATACTCGAAGATACTATTCTAAGACTCAACTATAAGTCGTTCACTCAAATTGTAATATTGGGTAACGCATCCTTTACACCATTTATGCAACTAAGTTCTCGTGATCGTCGCGAGGTCATCGAAGATTTGCTTGATATTCAAATTTTCTCTAACATGAACCTGCTACTCAAAGACCGACTATCTGAAAATAAAAGTGAACAGGCAGAGATTGGTTCTCAGATAGAGATTATTGAAAATAAAATTGAAGTTCAAAACAACTACCTTAATCAACTACAAAGAGATATTGATTCTGAGATTAACGAATATTTGGAACTCATTGCAAATAAAAAACAACTGACAACAGAATATAATGCAAAGAATGTTGAACTTTCTAGTGAAGTATCTCGGTATATGGAAAGCATTAAGGATAGTCTAAAAGTTGATAGTAAAATGTCAAAGGTTTCTGATATACTCTCCAAGTTGCATGATAAGGGATTAAAGGCTGACAAACGTCTATCCTTTTTTGAGAGAAACGACCATTGCCCAACTTGTGAACAAGAAATTGATGTTAAAATCAAGCAGGATAAAATCACTAAGACTAAAGAAATTATTGACAAAACCACAGACGCTGTTGATCGTCTGCAAACCGAGCAACGTGAGTTGGCCAATCGTTTGACTCAAATAGAAATTGTGCAATCTAAAATAAATGCAATTCAACAACAGGTTACATCAAATCAAAACGAAATTAATTCTATTGCCAGCACGGTAGTAGAATTTGAAAAGAAGGTTGCTTCTTTGGAAGATAAAAAAACCACCGATACCCATTCAACTGTTGAAATTGAATCTCTGCAAAAGGATCTGGCAACATATAATAAGAAGAAAGAAACCCTTTCATATAATAAAGAACTCTATGACTTTGCTTCACATCTGCTGAAAGATGGTGGTATTAAAACTAAGATCATTCGTCAGTATGTTCCTATCATCAATAAGTTGGTAAACAAATATTTGGCGGCAATGGACTTCTTTGTAAACTTTGAATTGAATGAAGAGTTTTCTGAAGTTATTCGCAGCCGACATCGCGATGATTTTTCATATGCATCTTTTTCTGAGGGAGAGAAATCAAGGATTGATATTTCTTTAATGTTGACATGGAGAGCGGTTGCGAAATTGAAGAATTCTGTTAATACTAATCTTTTGATTCTTGATGAAGTTTTTGATAGTTCAATGGACACCAATGGTGTAGAGATTTTAATGGGGTTGTTTAACGAATTGCATGACACAAATATTTTTGTTATATCACATAAAGGGGACTTGCTGGTTGACAAGTTCCGTAGTATGATAAAGTTTGAGAAAATTCGGAGTTTTTCCAGGATAGCATAATGATTTTAGACATAATACCAAATGATAATCCGGTACTGCATCAATCAACAAAACGATTTGATTTTAATAATCCCCCATTAGATCCGAATGAGTTGTTTGTAAACTTGAAGGAAACAATGATTTCAAATAATGGTTTTGGTTTGTCTGCCCCTCAAGTTGGAATTCCTTATCAAGCATTTGTCATTGGGAATCCGAAAGATCCTGATAGTATATTTTCGGTATTTAACCCCACGGTTGTAAACAATGAGAATGAAGAATTGGGTGAAGAGGGGTGTCTCTCATATCCGGGTTTGTTCATTAAAGTTAAAAGACCAACTAATATTCGTGTTCGGTTTTCTGGTCATGATGGTAATGTTGATACGATGCGAATGACAGGATATACTGCTCGGGCGTTCATGCATGAGTATGATCACTTGCGGGGTATAACATATATTGACCGCGTTTCCAGGATGCAATATGATCGTGCATTGAAACAGAAAATGAAATTAGACAGGATAAGGGAGAGGAATTCTCTGTGAATAAAATTTTGATTATGGGCCAATCTGGTTCTGGTAAAACTACCTTTACTGAGAAATTGGTGAATGAGTTTCATAGTCGTAATATTGGAACAGCGTGGTTAAATGCTGACGATGTTCGCGCTCATTATAATGATTGGGATTTTTCTGTTGGGGGTAGGATTCGTGCTGCAGAACGGATGAATGAGTTGGCACAAGATTTAGATTGGGAATTCGTTTTTATTGACATGATTTGTCCGACAATGAAAACGAGATTGGCGCTTGATCCAGATTTTATTATTTTAATGGATACTGTGAAAGACGGGCCATACGAAGATACCAATCAAATTTTCGATAAACCAGATTGTTCTGTTGTTGATGTTTGTTTTAATTCGTATCCTGAAATTGAAGAAGTTGAAGAAGTTGCAGATAAAATTTTAAATTGGTTTTGATATGTGTGCTAAGTTGTTGATTTTACAGGAGTATTGGTTTTTTCAATCAAACCCGGCATCCCTATTGAAAAATACAATTTGCGGTTTGTGGTTGGGTGTTTTATAATTCATCTTGTAACTGAGAGGAACAAGATGAATATCCAAAAAGAAATTTTGGCAAAATTGCTCGCGCATGAGGACATTACTGTTCTCCATCAAAATGTCAGCACTGCATCTTTTGATGTTAATAATCGCGTTTTGAGACTTCCGCGATGGGAGAATATGGAAAACTTCACATACGACCACCTCGTTGGTCATGAGGTTGGTCATGCCTTATATACTGATGCGGATTCATGGGAGTCGGCAGTTTCTGGTCGCGACTCAACTTTCTTTCAATATATGAATGTTATTGAAGATGCGCGTATTGAGAAAATGATTCAACGGCGATATCCCGGACTTCGTTCTTCGTTCATTAAATCTTATCGTAAAATGTTGGCAGATGGGTTTTTCGGTGTCGATTCTCATGCGATTGATTCTATGAACCTTATTGATAGGATCAATTGCCACTTCAAACTTGGTGTTTCTGCTAATGTTCGTATTGATGATCATGAACAGCATTGGGTTGATTCTATAGATTCTGCTAGAACCATTGCTGATGTAGAAAAAGTCGCTTTGGCAATGTATGATGCTGCCAAAAAAGAATTTGAAGAACAAGAGAACTCGCTTGGGAATTCAGAACAAATGGAAGATGGTGAATCCATCGAATCCGATGAATCCGATGAATCCGATGAATCCGATGATTCTGGTAATTCTGGTGCACCTGATGATTCTGGTAATTCTGATGAATCCGATGAATCCGATGAATCCGATGATTCTGGTAATTCTGGTGCACCTGATGATTCTGGTGATGAAGATCAGATGGATATGGAAACATCCACCGACAAATCTGATGGGCCTGGATCATCTGATCAAGTTGAATCTGTGACCGAGGGTGCTCTGCGAAAATCAATTGAGAGTGAATTTTCTAGTGATCATTTTACTGATGTTGATAACATCATTATCGGCGAATTCCCTCTTGATGACCGCATAGTGTCATATAAAAAGATTCTTCGTGATTTTTCTAATTTGAATGAATATAGTTATTACAATAATTACGCGAGTTACAAGATTGTCGAGGACGAATCAGAAGAAATAAAGGCGCAAATACAATATAATAATTTCATTTCAAAGAATAAAAAGACGATCAATTATTTGGTCAAAGAATTTGAGATGAAGAAATCGGCCCAGAAATTTGCCAAGGCGCGAATCACCAAAACTGGTGTATTAGATCCTGTGAAAATGAATTCTTATCGTTACAATGATGACATTTTCCGCAAAGGTGTTGATATTCCCAATGGCAAGAATCATATGATGATCATGTATCTTGATTGGTCTGGTTCTATGAGTGCAAACATCAAAAGCACTATGGATCAAACTCTGAATTTGGTTTATTTCTGCCGACAGGTTGGGATCCCTTTTCGAGTATATGCTTTCAGTGATAACCACTACGGTGCATCGAATAATCCAAAAGACGTTGTTGAAAATGTGGTAATATCTTCAAATATCGGTCTTATGGAAATATTCAGCGATCGTATGAGTAAAAAAGAATTCACTCGTATGACTAAGGTTTCTTTGGCTATGGCATATGCTGCACCGGGAGCAGGATTGTTGAGGGTTCCAGTCAAATATCAATTGGGCGGCACTCCTTTGGATGCGGCAATTGTACTTGCGTGTTCTGTCCACAAAAAACTTAAAAAGGAATATCGGGTTGATGTTTATAACACCATCTTTTTGACAGACGGTGAAAGTCATCCACTTTCGTTTATAAGTGGGAGTGGATATAGTAATTATGTCCACACTTCAACACCGCAAAATAAAGTATTTTTTGTTGATAAAGTTACCAAGAAACGATACCAGAGTCATGTTAATTCGACTAATTCTACAAACATCTTGTTAAAGATTTACCAAGATCGAACTGGCAGTAATGCTGTTGGATATCGCATTATGAACGGTGGTGTTGGTTCATTTCGTAGAACTATGATGATGATCAGTGATCCGGGAGATGGGATTTCTATGAACCGGATGTATCTTGATAATCTTTGGAAGTCCGCTCGTAAGAAAAAGTTTATCGAGTTGCCTGTTGGTGGGTACAGCAAATTCTTTATTGTTCCAGAACAGTCGATGCAAATTTCCAGTGGTGATATTGAACTTGATTCTGATATGAGTAAGCGGAAATTGACTACTGCCTTCAAAAAATCGACAAAAGGGAAAATTTCATCTCGTGGTCTGCTAACCCGTTTTATCGAGGAGATTGCATAAGTTGTTGATTTTACAGGGAATTATATCATACCTCCTGATGACTAAGTTGTTGATTTATAAGGGGTTTTCCAAATTCCTTCTTCTGGGACAGGGGGTTACCCGATAAATGCTGGAATGGGACAAGTTTGATGCTAAGTCATTGATTCATTGTGAAAAAAACCTTTTAGGATCAATAACTTACGTCAGACATTTCCCTCCAATTACCTCTGATAATTGACCCATAAAAAACTTTTGGGGCAAAAGTGTTGCAATTTGATCGAAAATGATGCATAATTACAACTGTGAAAAGAAATTACTGAATGGATGATTATATTATGAATGAAGCGCGGAAAATTCTGGTTGAAAAGTTGAACGAAAAGTTCGGTGATTCTGCTATCTCTCGTACTGAGATTGATGATGTTGCTATATCTCTGGGACAAAATAAACCACAGTGGTTATATAAACAAAAAGAATTGCGTGTTGCAAGGGGCATGTATAAAATTAATGCTCTGGTCACCCCAATCGGGAAGGCGCATCGATCCGCTCCGTATAAACCCGAATCGAAACAAGATATGAAACATACTATGATTATGGAATCATCATATGATAAGAATTTGATTCCAGAGTTAGACCCGATGTATGTTCCGTTCGGTGATTCTAAAATGATCCGCAATGTAATCAAGTCTGGTGTGTTTTTCCCTGTATTCATTACTGGAATGTCTGGTAATGGTAAAACATTTGGTGTTGAACAAGAGTGTGCAAAGGCGAAACGCGAGATGATCCGTGTCAATTTCACCGTCGAAACTGACGAGGACGATCTGATTGGTGGGTTCCGTCTGGTTAATGGTGAAACCAAATTCTTTGATGGCCCGGTCGTCGAGGCGATGGAACGGGGTGCATTGTTGCTTCTTGATGAACTTGATCTTGCTGACCCGGCAAAGGTTATGTGTTTGCAGTCGATCCTTGAAGGATCATCCTATCACATCAAGAAAACTGGACGGTTGGTTCGCCCTGCTGATGGATTCAACGTCATTGCGACTGGTAACACCAAAGGTAAAGGGTCTGATGATGGGCGGTTCATTGGAACTCAGATTATGAATGAAGCGTTTCTTGAGCGTTTCCCTATCACCGTCGAACAAGAGTATCCTTCGGTCGTAATCGAGAAAAAGATTCTCCGCAAGGTGTTTGATGATCTGAATATTGATGATTATGAATTCATCGAAAAACTGACTGATTGGGCGGATATTATCCGCAAAACCTTTGATGATGGTGGTGTTGATGAGATTATTTCAACCCGCCGACTTGTCCATATTTCGAAAGCATATGCTATCTGGAATGATCGTATGCAGGCGATTGGAATGTGCACCAAACGATTTGATGATGATACCAAGGAATCGTTCCTCGATCTATATACTAAGGTTGATGGGGGAGTTTCCCAGGAAACGGATGAAGTGGGTGAAACGGTTGATCCACCGTTCTAATTATATTCGCGAGGGGAATTCCCCTCGCATTTTTTCATGAGGTTAATAAAATGTTTGTAATGAAATATAGTCGAGAAAATCCTGAAATAGAAGAAGATGAATTCGTTGAATCATTGAAGATGGTCGTTTCTGATGGTGCTGATATTACAGAAATGTGTGAAGCATTTGAGAATATGCTTCGTGGTATGGGATACCCTCTTGGATCAGGTGGCGTTCGATTTATAAAAAAAATCAGTTGACTTTTGTGTAGTATCGGTGTATTATTATAAATAATCTTTTTATTGTCGGGGAAGCAGTATGTCATTAGATCGAGACGGTGATGGTTTCTTGTTGGATATGGGAGTATGGTCTATTGCAGTCATGCATGAAATGGCATCAGAAGATGGCGTTGATATGACAGAAGAAAAGATCATGTATATTTTAAAGGCGCGTGATATGTATGAGGTGGATCAAATGGTTCCCCGTATTCGTGAATTCGCTAAAGCACTTGGTATGGATCGTAAAGCGAAACCGTTGTATGAGGCATTTGAGTCTGGGCCTATGAAACAGATTGCTAAATATGGCGGTTTACCGAAACCGACTGGATGCGTATAAATTAAAACAACCAGAATAAACAAGTTATATTTATGGAGATATTATGGAATTAGAAATTGAATTGAGTGAGTTGCGCAAGAAAAAAATCTTTGTCGCGACTCCGATGTATGGCGGTCAATGTCATGGTATGTATACAAAATCGTCTGTCGAACTTGCAAAACTGGGTCAACATTATGGTATTGACATCAAATTCTTTTATCTTTTCAATGAGTCTTTGATAACACGCGCCCGTAATTATTGTGCTGATGAATTTATCCGTTCTGATTTCACGCACCTGATGTTTATTGATTCTGATATTGGATTCGATCCCAATGATGTAATAACTCTTGCTGCTTTGATGGATCATGATGATCCAGATGGTAAGAAGATTATGTGTGGCCCATATCCCAAAAAGACTATTGCTTGGGAGAAAATTAAACGCGCAGTTGATAAAGGATTTGCAGACGAAGATCCTTCTAAATTAGAGAAATATGTCGGGGATTATGTATTCAACCCATCAGAAGGTCAATCAGAAATTGCCATCAATAAACCTGTAAAGGTTCTTGAAGGTGGAACAGGTTTTATGATGATAACTAAAGATGCTTTTGAAAAGTTTGATGGTGAGTATCCAGAGTATTCATATTTGCCTGACCATGTTCGCACGAAACATTTTGATGGCACTCGCGAGATTATGATGTATTTTCAAGCACTCATTGATGAGAAGTCAAAGAGATATCTGTCAGAGGACTATATGTTCTGTCAGTGGATGAGACAGTGTGGCATTGATACTTGGATGGCGCCTTGGATGCAATTAGCGCATACCGGATCATATACTTTCGGTGGATCATTGGCGGACATAGCATCGTTGGGTGTTTCTGCTACTGCTGATGTTGAATCAATTAAAAATATGAAAAGGTGATTTGCAATGTGTATATGTAGAGCGAGGTTTAAGTAATGTCAACCCAACTTGATGCGATTCTTCCTAAAAAACCGACTGTCGTGGATTACAAATATGATGAACCGCGTTTGGTTAAGGAGTTGATGGATTATATTGAATCGACGTATAATCAACATTACTCAATGAATAGACTCCAATCAACTGAGTTCATCATTGACTCTGGTCATGGAATTGGTTTTACTCTGGGTAATGTGATTAAATATGCTCAAAGATACGGGAAGAAAGGTTCTGCAGTAGATGCCAGGAAGGATCTCTTGAAGGTGCTTCACTATGCTGTAATGGCAATATACGTCCATGACCAAGAACATATGGAAAGTAATAATTAATGGTTGACAATACACAGATTATTCTATATTATAGAATAAGTCGAATTATGTTGGATATGAGGTGAAATCTAATTATGAAAATTAGTAATGATACATTTAATTTGTTGAAAAATTTTTCAACAATCAACCCTTCAATTTCAGTGAAGTCTGGTAATGTTCTGCGCACTGTATCTGAGCAAAAAAATATTCTTGCCCAAGCAGTTGTAAATGAAACATTCCCAGTTCCCTTTGCTGTCTATGATCTTGGTCAATTCCTCGGTCTAACATCTTTGTTCGAAGATGAGGAATATGATTTTGGTCATTCGTCAGTAGTTATTAGTGAAGGTAAGAATACTTCGCGGTATACTTATACTGATGCATCTATGGTGACTTCCCCGCCCGATAAAAACTTAGAACTTCCTTCGTCAGAAGTTGAGTTTAATTTGGCATATGATGATTTGAAAAAAATTATTAATGCTGCTAACCAACTTGGATTACCAGAAGTTGTTGTGCGTGGTGATGGTAGTTCGGTGTCTTTGGTTGCTACTGATACCAAGAACCCAACTTCTAATGAGTTTGCTCAAGAAGTTGATGTCAATTCAGATGTTAATTTTGAATTCGTCTTCAAAGTTGAAAATATGAAGTTTATGTCTGATGATTATAAAGTAACAATTTCCAAGAAAGGCATTTCGCATTTCAAAGGGAATAAAGTAGAATACTGGATTGCTACTGAATCTGGTTCGAAATACAATTCTTAATGGAGAAAAAAATGGCTGAAGTTAATGTAAACCTGTTGTCTGCAATGGTGCAGGTGATTGATGTGGCATCTTCGAAGGGTGCGTTTGTTGGTGGTGATATTACTGCCGCTGGACAAATTCGTGAGCAGCTGGTTGCAATTGTAAGGGAAGAAATGCCCGAACAGACTGTTGATCAACCTGATGAACAACCTGTTGAAGATAAAGAATAGTAGAAATTTTATATTATGAGCAATATTATTATTCCGAGTGATCCTAAAACTAAGCAAACTCTCTTGAACGCTATTAAAGAAATTTCTGATTCGATGACTCGTGTGGAATCAGAAAGGGATTTAATTAAAGAGATTATTGATGATGTTTCTGATAACGTGGAAGTGCCGAAAAAATATATTCGTAAAATGGCAACAATCTACCACAAACAAAACCTTACAGAAGTGAAAGGTGAGATGGATGATGTTGAAGCATTGTATGAATCGGTAATTGAAGTCAACAATTGATTGTCCGGGGGAGCATTGCTCCCCTTTTATAATATGGTGAATGTGAATGAATGAAGAATTTTTATGGGTGGAACGATACAGACCAAAAACAGTAAAGGACACCATCCTTCCTGCTGATCTTAAAACTACATTCCAGACATTTGTCGATAATGGTAACATTCCAAATCTATTATTAACAGGTTCTGCTGGTATTGGCAAGACTACCATTGCGAAAGCGATGCTTGATGAGATCGGCGCAGACTATATCGTAATCAATGGATCTGACGAGGGTCGTTTGATTGATACGTTGCGCACCAAAATCAAAAACTTTGCTTCTTCTATGTCATTAGCAGGTGGACGCAAGTATGTTATTATTGATGAGGCGGATTATCTGAACGCTGATACTGTTCAGCCCGCGCTTAGAAACTTTATGGAAGAGTATTCTGCCAACTGCGGTTTCATTATGACATGTAATTTTGTCAATAAGATTATCGCACCGCTTCATAGTCGTTGTTCTGTTGTTGAGTTTAAAATTAACAACATGGATAAACCTAAGATGGCCGGGCAATTTTTTAAAAGGGTTGAAATAATCCTCAAGAATGAGGGTGTGGAATATGATCAAAAGGTTGTTGCCGAAGTTGTTATGAAACACTTTCCAGATAACCGGCGTATCCTTAATGAGTTGCAAAGATATTCTGCCACTGGTAAAATTGATACCGGGATTCTTGTCAACCATTCAGATGAGAATTTAAAATCATTAATGGTTGCTCTCAAGAACAAAGAGTTTTCTGTGGTTCGTAAATGGGTTGGTCAGAATATTGATGGTGATGTTGCTCCATTTTTCCGTAAACTATATGAGACTTTATATGAGTATGTTGTACCATCCTCTATTCCGCAAGTTGTAGTGATGATTGCTGATTATCAATTTAAATCTGCTTTCTGTGCTGATCAAGAGATCAATACAATGGGGTTACTCACGGAAATAATGGTAGATGTGGAGTTCAAATAAAAATGGAATCATTAATCTACGACTTTAAGACTTTATCTCAGAGCATGTTCAATGGCTAAGACTAATCCATTTAACTTCATCAACTCCATCAATCAAACCAAACAGGATTTGATGCGTGGCACTGCTAATGATAAAATTGCTGAAAATTCATACAGCCCATTTTTGACTAATCGTGCTTTATCTTATCATAACGACACTATATTCTATGCGAATGAGATGAATATTCGACACCGCTCCGATAATTTATTACAGTATCATTATCTACTAAATACCGTAAGACCTAAAAAGCGATATGCTAAATGGGTGAAAAAAAATAATGATGGTGATGTGTCGGTAATCAAAGAATATTATGGTTATAACGATGTAAAGGCAAGGCAAGCACTCGCCATCTTAACTGAAGATCAGATCTCTATAATAAAAAAAATATTAGAGAAAGGTGGAAAAGATGACGGAAAAGATGGTAGAAGTTCTTCTAAAAAATGAAGACGATTTTTTGAAAATTAGAGAAACACTGACAAGAATTGGGGTCGCTTCTAAAAAGAATAAAACGATTTATCAGTCTTGTCATATATTGCACAAGCAAGGTAAATATTATATAGTGCACTTCAAAGAATTGTTTGCTCTTGATGGTAAACCTTCAAACTTCGGCGACGAAGATGTTGGTAGACGCAACACTATAGTAAACTTGTTGTCGGAATGGGGTCTTGTTGATATAGTTGATAGCAACAAAACAATAGAACCGACCACACCACTTTCGCAAATAAAAGTTCTTCCTTATAGAGAGAAGGAAGATTGGGATCTTGTGGCTAAATATAATCTTGGTAAAAAGAAATAAGCAGGTAAATTGTATTATGACAAATTTTGAAATGGTCGGTGAGTTTATGAAATCGTTTGGCCAAGAAGTGAAGAGTGAACCAGAGATACCAGATAAGGTTACGCAAGCATTGCGGTATAACCTCATTCATGAGGAGCTGGAAGAATTCTGGGATGCGACTCAGGATAATGATATTGTTGAAGTCGCAGACGCATTTGCTGATTTGCTTTATGTAGTTTATGGTGCTGCTCATGCGTATGGTATTGACGTTGATACCTGTTTTAAGGAAGTTCATAGGTCTAATATGAGTAAGTTGGGGTTGGATGGTAAACCAATATATCGTGAAGACGGTAAGGTTCTAAAAGGCCCAGATTTTTTTGAACCAGATTTGAAATCTGTTTTAGATCAACAAAAAAATATTTGACTGTACGAGAATTGTTTAGTATAATATATGAATGAATAGGAATTGGAGATTTAAATGTCTAGTGTTGAAATTGTAGTGTTGTCTGGTTTGGGTTTGGTTGTTGCTGCACTTGCTGTTGGGCAATTTATAAAATGGCCAAAAAAAGCAACTGAACATGAAAAACGCCTTTCCAGTACACGGAACGAGCGCGCAGAGGCCGTGAAGAATCAGATCTGGGATGAACCCACACCCGAACCTGAAAAGGTCAAACCTGCACAACCACGAAAGAAAAAGGAGAAGGTTGACCTGAGTGGTATGACTAAGAATCAACTTATTGAGTTTGCTGATAGTAAAGGTATTAAGGTGATCAAAAGTAAAAAGAAAGCAGACCTGATTACTGACATTGAATCTGGTTTAAAGTAATTTGTTGACATGTTACGGCGGTGTTTCGGATCCGGGTTCGATTCCCGGCTCGTCCACCAAAAATGTTCTTGAGATAGAATCTTTTTGATGGGCGTGACAGGTTTCGACGGGGCAGGCAAAGTAACATAGAGAATCGTCAAGAAAGACGTAAAAATCAATTAAAGTAAACGCAAACGATAACGACTTTGCTATCGCTGCTTAAGCGATTGGGGTTGAGAACTGACCTTATTACCCAATAGTCCTCGGAGTTGCCAGTCCCGATAGGTTTCAACTGGCATTCATACACATCACATTAGGAGTCTACTATGTCTAACAAAAATCCATTTGAAATCCGACAAGAAATTCTTGAACTTGCGAAAGATTACATGGACAAGCAATGGGAAATGAACTTAGAGTTCACTAAATCTATGTACAGTCAAGGAAATAAAAATATTGATGAATTGCAAGATGCCTTTAGTCCATATTCAATGGCAGAATTGATGGAAAGGGCGAAGGAAATGTATTCCTTTGTCAGTAAAAAAGACTAATATTTCAAAATTTATATTATGAAAGATTTAAAAACACCACTCCGTTACCCCGGAGGGAAATCTCGTGCTGTCAAATTTTTGTTTTCTGACGAGAATATGCCAGTCAACGAATTCAAAGAATATCGTGAACCTTTCCTGGGTGGTGGTAGTTGTGCCATAGAATTTACTAAGAAATACCCAGACATTCCAATTTGGGTCAACGACAAATATTATAATCTATATTGTTTTTGGATCACCCTCCAGAAAGAGGGTGATAAACTCGCTAAGTTTCTCCATGACAAGAAAGATTACTTGCTTTCCCAGAAAGATTCAGAGAAGGCACATCTTGATCAGTTTCCCATCCTTAAAGAAAATATAAAAACTGTTTCTAACGAGTTTGATAAAGCTTGGATGTTTTATATAATCAACCGTTGCTCTTTTTCTGGTTTGGGTGAATCAACCGGATCATTCAGCAAAGATGCAATTAATGGCACTTTTAACCATAGTATCATCTCAAGGATTCCAAAATTCTCGCAATTAATCCAACATTGGAAGATTACAAATAACGATTATTCTGACCTTCTTGATGATGATAAAGAATCATTTGTTTTTTTAGACCCACCATATGATATAAAAAGTTTCATATATGGTGATAAAGGAAATATGCACAGTTCTTTTGACCATAAAGATTTTCATGACGATGTTGATGCTTGCGATAACATGTGCATGATCACATACAATTCTAATGAAACATTGAAAAAGGCATATACTGGATGGGAACAGATTGAATGGGATTTGATTTATACAATGCACTCGGGTAAAAAGTATCGTGACGATGAATCAAATAGAAAGGAATTGATTCTTCTCAATTATGAAAGAAATAATAACAGAACGCTTGACGACTTCTTCGTTTCGTAGTATAAATAAAGAAGAGTCGCCGATAACGGGACTCATTTTCACAACTCGCTTAATATAAGGAGAAAAACTATGATGTCTTCAAATGCTGTCCACTACCCACGTGACGTTTTCCTCGGATTCGATTCTCTATTTGATGAGATCAACCGTATCAATAATGTCAAACGTCAACAATCATACCCACCATATAATGTCGTGAAGAAAGACGATGATCATTATTTGATTGAGATTGCTGTTGCAGGATTCTCGAAAGATGACATTGATCTCACTTTAGAGAAAGGTGTGTTGACTGTTGAGGGTAAGCAGAAAACGGAAGATACCAAAGATTATATTCATAAAGGAATTTCCGCTCGGTCGTTCGTGAGGAATTTCACGTTAGCAGAAACCATTAGGGTTGTTGGTGCTGACGTTGTTGATGGTATGCTTTTGATTGGTCTGGAGAATGTGGTTCCAGAAGAAGATAAACCACAAACAATTAACCTCGGTGAGTTCACTAAACAAGCCAAGAAATTGTTACTGGGTTAATCTATCGGGGGAGTTTAAACTCCCCCATTTTTATTATTGATGCGGTGATACACCAGTGAAATTTTATACTAACTTTTTTGTTCGCGGAGATAATGTTATTGTCCGTGGATATGATAATGGTGTTCGGTTTATTAATCAAGTGGAATATAAACCTTCGCTATACATTCCATCAAAAAAACAAACCAAGTATAAATCCATTGATGGTGATTATTTGGAAGAGATTGAATTTGGTGGTATTAAAGATGCCCGTGAGTTCTTCCGGCAATATGAAAAAATCCCAAACTTCAAAATATATGGATTGACATTCTATGAATATGTTTGTATCAATGAATTGTATGGTAATGATTATGATCCTGATTTAATTCGTGTTGTAAACTTTGATATCGAGGTTGCATCCGAAGATGGGTTCCCGGAACCCGAGTTAGCGAACCAACCAGTTATTTCTATTACTGCATCTTTTGATGGTCATTATTATGTTTTTGGTATAGGATCATACACACCAAAGGCAGATAATGTCACTTATGAAGATTGCGTTGATGAGAAGGGATTGCTTGGTCGTTGGATTCGTTGGTTACGTCAGGTTGACCCAGACATTCTTACTGGTTGGAATATCCGATTTTTTGACATTCCATATCTGATCAACCGTATCAAGAAAACTCTTGGTAATGCAGAAGCGAAACGCATGTCACCGACCAACATGATTAAAGAAAGAAAGGTCAGTATTATGAATCGTGAACGCCAAGAATACGAACTGATTGGTGTTGCCACACTAGACTATCTTGAAACATATAAGAAGTTTACATATTCCCAACAAGAGTCTTATCGACTTGATCATATTGCTCACGTTGAACTTGGTGAACGCAAACTGGACTACTCAGAGTTCGAAGGTTTGCATCAGTTGTACAAGGCAGACTATGAGAAGTTTATCGACTATAACATCAAAGACGTAGAGTTGGTTGACAAACTTGAAGAAAAGATGAAGTTGATTGACATGGTACTTGCGATTGCTTATGATGCAAAAGTAAATTATCGTGACACCTTCACTCAGGTGCGTATGTGGGATGTCTTGATTCATAACTGGTTATATGATCGTAATATTGCTATCCCACCAAAAAATAATAAAGAAAAGTCTGGTCAATATGCTGGTGCTTACGTGAAAGAACCGCACATTGGTATGCATAATTATGTTATGAGTTTTGATTTGAACAGTTTGTATCCACATCTTATTATGCAGTATTCAATTTCACCAGATACAATATTAAATCATAATGATATTGACATGAGAATTCATGAATTAGAGAGTCATTTGTAGTATCCCCAAATATCAAAAATGGAAACACCACGAAGATAATTTGCAAATATTAACTATAACTGAAATAGGAAGGAACATAATAAGATATGTGGAACGATGTGAACAAAATGAGTGAAGATGAGATTCGTGCCGAAATTGAATCATTAAAACGTCTTAGACAATATCAATCTAACATTGATGTTGATGATTTATTAAATGGTGTTAATATAACAAATGACTTAAAAACTGCCAATTTACAAATAACACCGGGTGGTACTTTCTTTCATAAGGATCGTGGTTTCCTGCCAGAAATGATGGATAGAATGTATAATGATCGTGTAATAGCAAAAAAGAAAATGATTGAAGCACAAGTCGAACTGGAGAAAGTCAATAAGAGGTTGCAAGAACTCGAAAATACAGATAATACTTTACCTGTCATTTGAAATCAGTTATAATAGAACATATGTCGTTCGAGTAAGGATGATTGAGTGAGTGATGAAGTAATATTTGGTCTTGCTTTTGTTAGCATTATTTTTAATACTGCCTTGATGGCAGTGATGTTGGTTATATTTTTTTGAGGTGGATATATGAATGTGGGTGATGTTGTTACGGCATTGACCGTTGCTGGTGAATTTGTTGGTAAATTGGCAAAGACTAATAGTAGTTCTGTGGTTCTTGATGACCCTCGTATGTTGGTTAATCACCAAGATGGTATGGGATTTGCTCATGGTGTGTGTATTACAGGTGAGCAAAATCCCAAAAGAATTGAACTTTATAGTGTTGTTCTTGTCACAAAAACCAATCAAGAGATAGAAGATGCTTGGCGTGAAGCGACCAGCGGATTGGTGATGCCTTAAAGATTTGTTCAAGGAAATACATTTATGTCGATGACTAAAGAGGAGCTCCTAACGCGCCGCAAGCAACTTGAGAGGGATATTAGTAAGTATAAGAATCTACAACTTGCTAAAAAAGTCCAACTCAATAGTGCTTATGGCGCGTTAGGATGACTATGGTAATCAATATTTTAGATTCTTTGATGTTAGACAAGCAGAGGCGATCACTCTTTCGGGTCAATTATCCATTCGTTGGATGGAGAAAAAAATCAACGACTATCTCAACAAACTTCTTAAAACTGAAGGTGAGGATTATGTTATTGCAGGAGATACTGATTCACTTTACATTAGGTTTGATGGTCTGGTTCATTCTATTTTTGGGTCTGATCAAAATGACATCGAACGAATCATTTCATTCTTGGATAAAGTCGCTTCTCAAAAAATAGAACCATATATTGACAGGTCATACCAAGAATTATCAGATGTAATGAATGCATATGATCAAAAGATGTTTATGTCGCGAGAGGTTATTGCTGACAAAGGTATCTGGACTGCTAAGAAACGATACATTCTAAATGTATACGACAACGAAGGTGTTCGGTATGCTGAACCTAAGTTGAAGATGATGGGTATTGAAACTGTAAGGTCTTCAACTCCATCAGTCTGCCGTGACGCACTCAAGGAAGCAATCAATGTAATCATGGATGGTGATGAAACTGATGCTCAAGATTATATTGCTAAGTTCCGTGATAAGTTTAACACCATGTCGTTTGAAGACGTTGCATTTCCAAGAGGAATATCCGATCTAAATAAATATGTTGTTGCCGGTGATAGTTTGGATTTTGTCAAATTTACACCGATTCACACTCGTGGTGCTCTAACATATAACCACTTTATCAAAAAGTATAATCTGACGAAACGGTATGAACTCATTAAGGATGGGGAAAAAATCAAGTTCTGTTATCTCTTAGAACCCAATCCAACAAGGCAAAATGTATTGAGTATTATTTCGACTCTACCGAAAGAGTTCGGTCTTGAGGAATATATAGATTATGATAAGCAATTTGACAAATCGTTCCTTAAACCGTTGGAGATTATTCTTAATAGTATTGGGTGGTCGCCCGAAAAACAAAACACACTTGAGGATTTCTTCGGGTTATGATTAGACACAATACAACTGAAAAACACGAAAATATCTCTTAGGTCAAAGGAGAAATAAAATGTCAGAAGACTGGGACTTTGGGTTCACCCTTGTAAACGAAGAAGAACTTGAAGCAGTGCAAAAAGCAACTGCATCTGTATCTGCAGCATCAACTGATGTTGAGAAGATGCAAGAAAAACTGGACGATCTATATAATGCGATTCAGCCTCTACTGAATAATCTAAAATCAAATCCAGATCGTGAGTATATTCTTTGGCCTAACAGAATTGAAAAGGTTGATCAATTTTCCGATCACTTATATAATATATACAAAGGTTGATAACGAGGGACAATATGGATTTTTTGAAAAATATGGTAAAGGGGATTGATAACACCAATCTCTTGAGTGAGGGTGGTAATAGTTCTGAATTTTCTGGAACTATTGACACTGGTTCATATGCATTGAATGCATTAGTATCTGGGTCTATCTATGGTGGTGTGCCTAATAATAAAATCACCGCCTTTGCTGGTGAATCTGCAACCGGTAAAACCTTTTTTGTTCTTGGTATAATTAAAACATTTCTTGAACAGAATGAAGAAGGTGGTGTCATTTATTTTGATACCGAAGCAGCAGTAACAAAGTCGATGATGGTAGATCGTGGTATTGATGATTCTCGTGTCATTATCGCAGAACCATCATCTATTGAAGAGTTTAGAACAAGCGCAACACGCATTCTAACAAACTATATCGACACACCCGATAAGGACAGGAAACCCATGATCATGGTTCTTGATTCCCTTGGTATGCTTTCCTCTAATAAAGAGATAGAAGATACTGAGTCAGGCAAGAATGCTCGGGATATGACAAAGGCACAACTCCTCCGAGGCACATTCCGCGTTTTATCATTGAAATTAGCAAAAGCGAATGTTCCGATGCTCGTCACCAATCATGTTTATGATGTGATTGGTTCTTACATTCCCACCAAAGAAATGGGTGGTGGTTCAGGTTTGAAGTATGCTGCGTCACAGATTGTATTCTTAGCTAAGAAGAAAGATAAAGATGGTAAAGATGTTATTGGTAACATCATCAAGTGCACCATGCATAAGTCTCGGTTTACTAAGGAGCAAAGTAAATCAGAAATTAAACTTTCATTCGATAAAGGTCTTGACCGATATTATGGTTTGCTTGAACTGGCAGAAAAATATGACATTATCAAAAAAGTTTCTACTCGGTATGAACTTCCTGACGGATCGAAGGTATTCGGGAAAAATATTAATGAAAGCCCAGAAAAATATTTTACCGAAGACTTGTTGCAACAAATAGAAGTTGTGGCGGCAAAAGAATATAAGTATGGGCAACAAGATGAGGAAATTGGAGATGAGTGTTCCGAAGTACAGTCTGATTGATAGCACAAATGGGTTCCACGATGATCATTGGTCTATTCGTATTGAAGAAGGTGATTATAAGGGGTTGATGTATCAGTATGATAGTGTAAAAATGATTGAATCAGAAGAAGATGACGGTGGAGTTATTCTGGAGTTTAATACAATAACAGTTGAGAATCCAAATAATGTCAATTTGACAAATGAGGAAGAAAAGAATATATTAGGAAATATATTGGTAGATATTATATCAGAGCATATTGAGCATATTGAGCATATTGAGCAAGAAGAGAATGAGAACCGAACATCTGATACTGAACACGATCCTTCATGATGAAGACTTTGCACGCAGAGTATTGCCATATATAAAATCTGAATATTTTTCTGACCGCGCCGAACGTATCGTTTATGAACAAATTGATTTGTTTATAAACAAATATAATACCCTTCCTTCCAGGGAAGCGTTGACTATTGAAATTGATAATTTGTCGAATATCAACGACAAGGAATACACTTCACTCACAGAATATGTCTCAAGTCTTGTTTATGAAGAACGTAATGATATAGATTGGTTGATCGAAACTGCTGAAAAATTTTGTCAAGAAAAATCAATCTACAATGCAATAATGGAATCTATTTCTATTATTGAAGGCGGTGATTCTGTAAAGAAGGGAAAGGGTGCTATTCCACAACTTCTTTCTGACGCTCTTGCGGTATCATTTGACCCCAATATTGGTCATGACTTTATCGACGATGCTCCTCATAGATATGAATTCTACCATAAAGTAGAAGAACGGATGTCGTTTGATTTATCTAAATTGAATGAAATCACTAAAGGTGGTGTTCCTAAGAAGTCACTTAACATTATTCTTGCTGGTACAGGTGTCGGTAAATCTCTCGCTATGTGTCATATGGCATCATCAAACCTTCTTGATGGTAAGAATGTTCTTTACATTACTATGGAAATGGCAGAAGAACGGATTGCTGAACGTATTGATGCTAACTTGTTGAATGTCACATTAGACGATTTGAGATCCTTGCCCGAGTCTTCATATATGAAGAAGATGGAAAGGGTTAAAAATAAAACATCTGGTAAATTATTTATCAAGGAATATCCAACTGCTTCTGCTGGTGTGGGACATTTTCGACATTTGATCAATGAACTGCGTTTGAAGAAATCATTTAGTCCAGATATTATTTATGTTGATTACTTAAATATTTGTGCTTCTTCCCGCATGAAAATGGGTTCCAGTATAAATTCTTACACCTACATTAAAGCAATCGCAGAGGAAATACGGGGTTTAGCGGTTGAGCAGAATGTTCCTATCTGGTCTGCAACGCAAACTACTCGTTCAGGATATAGTAACTCGGATGTTGGATTGGAAGACACTTCAGAATCTTTTGGTTTACCCGCCACTGCTGATTTTATGATGGCGATAGTTTCTACTGAGGAGTTGGAGCAGTTGGGTCAAGTTATGGTCAAACAGTTGAAAAACCGATACGGCGATCCAAATAGCGAAAAGAGATTCGTGTTAGGTATCGATCGACCAAAAATGCGTTTGTATGATGTTGAACAAACGGCGCAGGATGACCTGATTGATATTGATGATACTGCCCCTGTTAATAATTTTGGTAATAACGAAAAAAGGGATTTTTCAGGGTTTAAAATGTGAGGGAATTGGCAGATTTGCAATACCCGAAATCATCTCATCGGATAATCCTGTGTAAAATCAATAACTTAGCAACACCACATAAAAACGTAAGTTATTGATTTTACAGGGTTTTTTGGTTTTCGTTCCGTTATTGGCGGGAATGCCCCACCAGAACTCATTTTTGAGACATTTTTTCGATAAGTTGTTGATTTACTGTAAAAAAACTCTAATGGAATCAACAACTTACGTCAGATGGTCATAAGCTTATTTTATACGTCATAAAAAACTTTTGGGTAAAAATCTGTATTTCGGGGTTGTATTACCCGTAAAATTAGCGTATAATCTGTTATATGAGTTGAGATTGGTATATATTATGATTGATGTGAAAGTCAAAGGCGGGTCGAAGTGGCAGCGATCTATGTCGAAGTCTATGGTTGAATTTGCTGCACACTACCTTATGTCCGGTAGATTAGCGAATACATTGACCGTGAAAGTTAAAATAATTGATGATCTTTGGCAGAAAGATCATTGTCACGCTGATTGCATTTATGTTGATAGTGATTATCGTCCGAAAGAATTTTTAATTCGTGTTGACGGTGGGATGATGGAACGTCCATTCCTTGAAACAATTGCTCACGAGATGGTTCATATTAAACAGTATGCCCGTGATGAGATGCGTGAGTTGTATGACGGCCGTCACCGGTTTTTAGGTTCATATTATGATTCGGATTTGAATTATTGGGAACAACCTTGGGAAATAGAAGCTCATGGTCGTGAACGTGGTTTGTTCGAAATGTGGGTTGATGAAAATAAATTGCATAAAAAAAAGTGGACTCTGGAGAAATTATATGCTTAAAAAGGCACTAGATTTATTGAATATCGACAATCCGGCAGAGGCGTTAATATTTGCATTAATTTATGCCTTCTTGTTTATTGGTTTGACTATCGGTTTATTCGCATTCAGTATTATTAACTTCATTTTATACCTTGTTGGTCATCAGTATCGGATACCTTCATATGTAAAAAAGGATGTTGACATGGATGATGATTCACTATATAATTATGATGTGAATGATAAAAAATAAGTTATTGGGGCACATCGGCAATCCTCTCTCAACTCTATGGTCGATGTGAAAAAGAGGCATGCAATATGCCTTCCCCACCCCACTCCCGCATTAACACGCTTATAAGCGTGTTTTTTTTTATAAATATGCATATTATAATAGAAGGATGTTTACCATGGCGGGACTCACACTTGCAGATTTAAAAAAGCGGCAGAACTTCATCGTGTTTGCCAAAAAAATCCGTAAAGGGGAACCATTTTTAATTAATAAATCCACCCAAGAAATTCGTATTGGTTTTGGCGACCGAATAAAGAATGAGAAGTTTGCTAAAAGTATCGAGAATGGAAAGGAAGAATTTTTAAATACGCTACAAAATAAAAGACGTTCTATAGAACTTCCCGTTGTTGGTGGCAGGGGAGAAACTATCATACTGACCAAATTATTTAAAGGTAAAGATTTTGGTGGTGGTGCCGGATCTGGTGGTGGCGCTGAAGACACAAAGTTTACTGAGTCTATGCAATGTTATTTTTGTTCGTATGTGTTTAATGTTACAAGAAAAAAGATTGATGATGCTACACCGAAGGAACTTGAAAGGGGTGCAAAATATGTTCAAGCAACTAAGGGTTTATCTGATTGTTGGATAAACGGGCCCAGTGATTGGATCGAGAGTGGGGTATATGTCAAGACTGCAAATAAACTGTGGGAAAAGTTTGGATCAAAATTTAAGGGTGATGTATACTTCCACAGGGATTCGGGTTTTATGAAAGGGGTATATGCTGCTAAAGATGCAACACATGCCATTGATAGAAAATCTGAAAAACCCCAAGCACCAGGATCTTTCTCTGCAGATAAATGGAATCCCGGGGATATATGGGCTTCTACCTTCCCACCAAATTCCAAACCACTCATCGAAAGCACGACTTCTTGGGGCGAATTGAATTCTAAAGTTGTTGAATATTCTGGATATCGTTCCGGTGAAACTAAATTACTGGGGATCTCATTGAAAAAAATCGGGACTTCTTCTCAAGCACACCTCACTGAATTCAACAAACCCAACAAACCGAAATTGAATTATAAATTTCAATCTTATACATATGGTAAAACCGGTGACTTCTTCAGTTCACAGGACATATATGTTGCAACAAGTCAAGGGAGTGTTCAATTCAGAACCTTTGGTGGAGAGAAATCTTGGCAGGGTGAAATAAAAGCTGGAGCGGCCGCGGGTGGTAAAATTGGTGGTGGTAATGTCGATTTTTATTGCAAGCAGATTTTCCAAAAAGGTATCTATGGAAAATATGATACAGAAAGGGGTCTGTTGGCACATATAAAGAGCAGTAAAACTATAGGCGAAGAAGTTTATGAACAATATCTTCGACACAACAATTCATCGAAACCAAATAAACCTGTAATCTCAAAGGCGGAATTCATGACTGAATGGAGTCAAAAAGATTATAAATTCATCAACAGTAAAGTTATCTGTATGAATTTTTTGGATGTTATTATGTCAGGTACACAGAAACAAAGAGATGAATTTACAACGAAATTTTTTAAATATGCTCAATCTGATATAGATCAATCGAGTTACTTTGTAAAAATAGCATAATATATAATATTATGTTGGGTTATAATTAGAGGTAGATTAGTAAAATGGTCAACAAAGAAAAATTAGGAGGACTCCGCTCCATGCGCAGTTTTTCTGCTTACATTACTGAGCAGAAAAATACGCATATGGAGCACCTTTGACTTGAGGACAACGTCCTTAATAATGGTGTCAAAGGAACAAGGGATGCTATCAATGCTCTTAGAAGTTTACGCGATATGCTTGCTGGTCATGCTAAGTCTGCTGTTGATGTCACAGTGAAGTGGGATGGTTGTTTGGAAAAAACTACCAAGGTTCTCACCAACGAAGGCACGATGACACTCGAAGAAGTACATGAATCATGGCACTCTAACCGTGAACTTTATGTGTTCGCTCACATAGAGGAAACAGGGGAAGATACATATGTTCCTATACAAGATTGTTTATCTGCCAGGGGGGATAAATCTTGGGTTGACATTCACTTCGGGGATCACAAAATTACTTGTACTGAGAACCACCAATTCCTCACTACAAATAGAGGGTGGGTTGACGCCAGTAACCTTGTTGAAGGTGATGATGTAAAAGATCCCGAATTTATAAATAAGTAGGTATTCCGCTTATTTTACTTGGGAACGATTTATGAGTGCCATAAAGGAAACAGTTATACAAGACAAAGAAAAAATTATAAAGAGGTATAAGGAGATATATTCTGTGCATAGACTGTGTAGGGAATTTGGTTACTCTGGTGGGTTTGACCGTCATGTTGCTAATCTTTTGAAGGAAGAGGGAATATACCAGGGTGTTGGTGGTCTTTCTGCGAAATATAAAGCAGAAAGAATCAAACAAACCGTCCAAAAGAAATACGGTGTTGATAACATATCAAAACTTGAAGGATATGGATGGGTCGGTAATAAACACGACAAAACAGAAGTTCTTTGGACAATCGAGAAACAAAAATATTTCGATGAAGTTGATCGTATCACCACAATCAATAAAAAGAAAATGATTCTGAGTAAATACTGCCATTATACTGGAATTCGGTTTGTAGATGACATTACTGACAAAATAAATCCCAATGATCTACTTAAAAGAACAGTAGATCATAAAACATCCAAGATGGTAGGGTTTCTCTTAGGAATACCTGCCGAAGAAATTGCTGATGTTGGTAACCTTGTTTATTGTTTGCGTTGTTGTAATACTTGGAAAAATATTATGACAGAAGAACAATTCAAACCGTTTGCAGAAAAAATAAGAGAGAGATTTATAGATGAAGGTCACGAAAGTAACTAAAAGAGATGACACCCCGGAACAGTATGATATAGCAACTGCTTCCAAAAACTTCTATGTTTTTGTTGGTGAGAACATGGTGCTGGCGCACAACTCTCCTGCAGTATTTGCTGGTATCGATCCATCTGATGGTAAGTTCTTTGTTGCAAAGAAGGGCATCTTTAACAAGAACCCAAAAGTGTATAAAACAGAAGCAGAGATTCGCGATGATGCCTCGGGTGACCTTGCTGATAAATTGTCTAATGCTCTCAAGTATCTGCCAGAATTAGGTATTACCAAGGGTGTATATCAAGGAGACTTTCTCTTCACAAGATCTGATCTGAAGAAAGAGAAAATTGATGGTGAGCAATATATCACCTTTCATCCCAACACAATTGTATATGCTATTCCATACGGTAACGCTATAGGAAAATCAGTTAGAACTGCTAAGGTTGGTGTTGTTTGGCATACAACATATACTGGAGATTCTTTCGAGAATATGAAAGCATCTTTCGGTAAACCAATCGCATCAAAATTTAAGTCAACAAAAAATGTATGGTCTGTTGATGCTATGTTCCGAGATGTTTCTGGAAAGGCAACTTTCACAGAGAAAGAAACTAAAGAAATTACTGCTTTGTTATCTAAAGCAGGCAAATTGTTTCAGAAATTAGATCCTTCAACGCTCAATGGCATTTCTGAAAACCAAGAACTTTTGCAGAAAGTTAAAACACATTTTAATACAAAGGTGCGTGCTGGTGAAAGAGTTACTAACATTTCTGCTCATGTCAGGGATCTTGTCAATTATATTGCTGAATTTTACGCGAAGGAAGCAGGAAAAAGAAAGACAGAAAAGGGAAAATCTGCTCAACATGCTAAAAGAGATGAAATCCTCAAATTCTTCAGTAACAGTAACAAAAAGAATTTAGAAAATATCTTTTTGATGATCAACTATATAATTGAAGCAAAGGAAATTATAATCAGTAAACTCGATGAAGCAAACAGTATTGCAACTCTGTTGAAAACTTCTTCTGGATTCCAAGTTACTGCACCTGAAGGGTATGTTGCAATCGACAAAATAGGTAATGCACTCAAGCTGGTTAATAGGATGGAGTTTAGTCGAGCAAACTTTTCATCAGATATTATTAAGGGATTTCAAACAAGGAAATAGAAGTTGATATTTATATAAATATCAATATATTCTTAACGGGCGACACTGCTGATTATACCAATGCTCGTTAATGCCGTCAAGTAAAATATCAGGTAAGTGTACGCAAAACCCTGGAGAATAATTAAGATGAAAAATGTTATCGGAAACCGCGAAAACATCAAAATTATGGTTCATGACCAATCAAAAACATATCAGAAATGTAGAGGATACTATGTCTAAGAAATTGGTTTTTTCATGGGGTCGGATGAACCCGGTAACCGTTGGTCACCAGAAACTTGCCGATAAAGTAAAGGCAATTGCTAAACATCAGAATGCTGATTCAAGGATTTATCTTTCCCACACTCAAAACAAAAAGAAAGATCCTCTGGACTATAATTCGAAGATTAAGTATGCCATGAAGGCATTTGGTTCAATTGTAACCAAATCAAATTCCAGAACTATCATACAAATTATGAAAGAACTGCAGGATGCGGGGTATACGGATGTAACTTTGGTTGTTGGATCAGATCGTATCCCAGAATTCAAAAAACTTCTTACCAGATATAACGGCAAGGATTACACATTCAATTCAATTAACATCCAATCTGCCGGTGAAAGAGATCCTGATGCAGAAGGGGTTGAAGGAATGTCTGCTTCTAAAATGCGAGCACTTGCCAAAGAAGGCAATTTCACTTCATTTAAGTCTGGGTTGCCCAAATCTCTATACCCAATCGCGAAGGAAATTTACGATAAATTGCGCAATATCCTTGAAGAAGACGAACTGGAAGAATCAGTTTTAACATTGCAACAAAGACAAAAGCGATCCAGAACTATGAAGCGTTTGTCTAAGAAATTACATCGTAAAAGGCAAGTCGCCAAAAAACGTATGGCAGATTCTAAAAAACTACAGAAACGAGCACTCAAAAAGGCAAGAGAGGTTGTCCGTAAAAAGGTTGCTGGTGAGAAGGGTTTGCATTATGACCAACTTTCTTCAACACAAAAAATTGCAATTGACAAGATGGTTGAAAAGAAGAAACCAATCATTGCAAAAATTGCAAAGAAGTTGATGCCAAAGGTCAGGAAATCAGAGATGGAAAGACTTAAAAAGGAAAGGTCTTCTCGTAATGAACAGAGAGAAATTTTGTCATTAAATGGTTTGACTGAAATGAATCAAGATAAAGACACAAAGGTTCATGGTAAAAAATATAAAAATGTGTTCAGTGAAAAAATCGATCCACGCCGTGAACCAAATTTATATCGTGCCCAACAATCAATTGACCGCGAGAAGGATCGAGATCTGAAAAAGTTTGATCGTATGAGAGACACCGCTAAGGTTCGCGATCAAATTTATAAAAATAAAAAAGAATCCGTTCTGGAAAAATCTATTGCAACATCATTGAGTAAGAAATCAGAGAAGTCTGGTATACCATACGAAACATTAAAGGAAGTGTATGACCGTGGTATGGTATCATGGTGTCCTGGTGATTCAAATTCTACCCAACAACAATGGGCATTTGCAAGAGTCAATTCATATATTGCTAAAGGTACAGGCACATATTATGGTGATGATAAAGACCTACATGCAGAGTTGGATCTGGAAGAAGGAATCACTCGGGACTTTATGCGTAAAGTAAAACTTTCTCTTAAAATGAAAAATCTTTTGCGTTGGTATCTTGACTGGAGAAGGAAAAATCCAAAACAAGGTTATCAGGGTGTTGTCAAAGCACTAAAGATTGCTGGATTCGATCCGTCAGATGCAAATAAGTTAGTCGATTTTCTGAATAATCAGATTGATCAAGGCAACCTACCGAAGCACCTCGCTATTGTCGAGTCAGTGTCTCCTGAAAAGTCTAAGAAGCGTTTCAAAGATATATTACCAAAGTCTGGTGCAGGTCAAGAATGCACAGATGAATTATCCGATACTTATAAGAAAGATACTCCCGGACAGGTGCAAGGATCAGAACTTGATGAGATTGCCCCTGTTTTGGCGTTGGGGACATCTGCTTTGGGGCTGGGGGTATCTGCTATCAGAAATGCGGATAGACAAACGGGGGGTTCGGTTACTCATACGACCCGCACGAAAACTGTTCGCCGGCCTGTTAGAGAAGAATCTGAAGATTTAACTGAATCATATGTTTTCGCTAAAGACGAAATTCGAATTCAGGGTGGGTTTGCCCATCACCCTTCTGTCATTGATCAAATGGAATCTGAAGAATCTGAAGAATCGAAAGAAAAGGGGTAGACAACCGGTTTTCTTATTGTTGACCGATCCTTGCACAAATTACCTAAATAATTCTAATCATAAATTAACGAGGAAATGGAAATGGAAGAATATTTATCACTTGAAGAAACGATTATGGCAGCTGCCAGTGGTCGATATCTTGAGGAAGCAAAGAAAAAACTCGATCCCGTCGATAGGGATGAGTTGAAAGGAAAGCATGATGAACGTGATGACAAAGACATCGACAACGATGGTGATGTAGATTCTTCTGACAAGTATTTACACAAAAAACGCAAAGCAATCTCTAAGGATATTGACAAAAAGAAAGGCGGTAAAGAACAGATTGACATCAATCCGAAGATTGATGAGAATAAAGAAATTTCCGATGGAAAAAAGAAAACATACGTTCAAACCGGTGGCACTGACAAGAAGGGTCGGAAGGTTTACATTTCTGTTGATAAAACTCCTGTAGATGAAGAAGTTGAGTTGAGCGAAGAGTCTAAAACTATTGAAAAAGTCAGAAAGATCGTTGACGAAAAGCAGGCAATGAAAATCGACGGAGTGACGGTCGATATGTTTACTGCTTCTGCAATCACGCAAATTTATGACAAAGTAAATGATGCAAACAAGAAGAAAATGGATGGTCTTAAAATTACTAAGCTTGCAAACCTTGCAATGAAAATGATGAAGCGTGAAGAAGTTGAACTTGACGAAGCGAAGAATAAAGTAGATAATGAAAAAGTTGAGATTGAAGAAGCTTCTAATAGTGGTCGGAACACTGAATATATTAAGGCACATGATATAGCTATGGATTTAACCAAAAAATCTAATAGAACCAAAAAAATAGACCATATTGTAGATGCTATAAAAGCACACAAAAAAGCCTTGAGTCTTACTAAATCAAATAATAATAAATCTGCTCATAATGGTCATATTATAGATCTTTCCAAAAAAATAATTATGGCGGAAGAAGTTGAACTTGACGAGGCAAAGAATAAAGTAGATCCTGCTACTGTCAAGAAACTGCGATTGGCATATGCTAAGACTGCGGGTATGGGTGACAAAGCATTTGGGATTGTTGCTAAAAAAACCGGTATTGATATAAAAACCGTTCGTGCTGTATTAGAGAGTGTTGAACTTGACGAAGCAAAGGAACCTTCTGTGGAAGACATTCATAAAGTTCTTAGTAAGACTAAGAATGCCAGAGATAGCATTAATGCTCTGAAAAAAGCATTTAAAGTAAATGATGCAGGTGCAAAAAATCTTCTCCGGAAAGCACTCGGTGAAGAGGTGGTTCATACACTCGAAGAAGAAATGTCTGAAAAACAAAAAAAGAAACGCGAGGATATAGTTTTAAAGTTGAAGGACAAAAAAGAATACTTCAAACAAAAGTATGGGGATAGATGGGAAGATGTGATGTATGCTACTGCTACTAAGATGGCAATGAAAGAAGGTTTTGAAGTGACTTCTTCGCAATTCGATGAACTGGGTCAATTGACCAATTAATAAATTCTTATAAATATTAAGAAATAAATGTCATAAGGGGAAATCAAAATGGCACAATGGGGTAATACAGATGACGCTGCAAATAGCGTTTACTGGGCAAACACTACTTTAAACGTAACAGCAAACCAAACTGAATTGTTTGGAAATACAACCGCCGACGCAATCATAACAGGCGCAGAAGTTGGTGTATTTGGTGTTTCTACTGACGAAATGGCATATGCTAACACCGGTTCTACTGAAGCAGATGCGGTGTCTCATGCTGGTTGGGTTCTCAGAACCGAAGGCACCGGTGGTCGTGCAGGCAGGGTTCAATATGAAACGCTGGTTGCGATGTCTTCGATTACTGGTGATGCTGCTGACGATACCGAACTTCCTGAATAAGTTTAAGGAATAATAATTCCAATAGAAGGTTATCGGAAAGGAAAAATATAAAATGGCAGATAAAAAAGTAAGTGAACTGACAGAACTTACTAGCGTTAGTGGTGATGACCTTCTGTTGGTTATTAACGATCCATCAGGGACACCAGCAAGCCGTAAGATTAGCACCAGCAACTTTTTAAGTGGCGTTGAAAATAGAGTTGCTAATGTTGAAGGCAAGTTTGTTCATATAGAAAATATTTCTACCACTACACCTATTATTAATGCGACTACTAATGCAAATACACCAGTTGTTAGTGTGACATCTGCGACAGGTTTACAGTGCACAAAAGGATCGTCGCCATCTTCTAATAATTCGACTACTGAAGGTGTTGCGGTTGGAACTATCTTCTTTAGCAATACACATTTATATATTGCAACAGATGCAACTACTATTAAGAGGGTTGCATTGGAAGTATTCTGATATGTTTGAAAACTTGAATGAAGATAATTTTCTTCTATATGCTATGAAGTTTTATGCGAACCCTCACTGCATGGATGTTGATGAATTTAATGATGATTTAAAAAGAATCAGATACATCAAGAGACTTTTTAAAAAATATAAAGAATCCGGTGAACTCAGGGAAAGATTAATTGTAAATCACCTTATTGTGCTTTACAATATGTTCGAGAGTACAGCAATGACTCGAATATTATTATTGAAATTGGAAAATTATCATCATTATTTGAAACCATTTTTAATCACACTGGGATACTGGCCAATTAGATTTGGTGAAATAGACGGTGTGAAGATTATCGACAGTAACATTCCTCTTGATAGTGGAATTGTTTCTATTTTAAGGGAAATCTAATGGCAGATGCAGTTGATTTAGTTCTTGTTTATCAATTTTTAAAAAGATTGACAACTCCGTTCAATGAGACTAAAGCATATGAACTTGGTCTTATTGATGAAAAAGGCAAGAGACTGAAGAAAGCAAAAACGAGTGATGAAAAAAAGGCGATGGGATATTTCGATCGTCTGGTGTTCAACCTCAAACGTCTGATTGGTAAACTTCCAGGAGGTGAGACTAAAATTGCCTCTTATGCTGCTGCTCTATTTTTGATAAGAGAAAGTGCATCGCCTAAAGAATTTTATTCAGAAACTGAATTGGTTGAAGCAATGATGGAAAATATGGAAATGTTAGAAAAAAACGAATATAGAAATTTTAAAGAACTATTAGAAAATGCTCCTGTTAATGTCACAGGGACAGGCGTTGTTGGTACTGGTGATGACCCTGTTCATTGGAAGAAACCAGACGCTAGAAGAAAAGAAATTAAAGCATTCCTTCGCAGATATACCGAATCAAAGGGTAAGCGAGATGCTTTAAAGAAACGCAAGGACTTTATGAAGCAACTTGGATTGTGAGTAACACACTATGGCACAGTTTAGAAGGGATAATCAAGAGTTTCTAAAAAACGGAAATACCATCTTTGAGGTGGTAATGGTTGGCAATAAGAATGGTAGGGTGGTAACCAAATCCAACCCATTCCCCGTAACCGGAACACCGACAACAGTTTCAGCATTTTCTGAAAATGTTTCTGTAGAACTAAATCCAATTCTACAAGAAGATGCCATCTATGGCATAGAGTCTAAGAAGATAGAAACATTCACTGATTTGGGTGGGACTGCAACCACTTCTGATAAATCAGAATTTGTTGCTTCTGCCAGTTCAACACAATATTCATATAGTGTTATTCGCACAAAAAGAGATTTAAGATATCGGCCCGGACAAGGTGTTATTGGTCGTTGGTCTTGTCGTTATACTGCTGGGGTTGCAAATACTTCTCAACGAGCGGGGTTCTTCAATCAAGAACAAGCATATCAATTTGGATATAATGGCGATGAGTTTGGAATTCTTCATTCTTATGGCGGTAAAGCGCACATACATGAATTCACAATCACCACCGCTCCTACAGGGACTCAAGATGTAACCATTACTCTTGATGGTGATGATTTTGTATTTTCTGGTATAGTCGCCCAATCAGCAGAAGAACTTGCTGCATATCTTGGAAATGGTGCTGGGTCAACCGCCTTTACTGGTTGGCGAGTTGAAGGATATGATGACAAGTTGGTTTTCTTATCGGAAGGGGCAACCCGGCCGAGAACAGGTTCGTATAATTTCAGTTCAACAGGTAATGCTACTGCAACTGATTCTGTTTTACAGAATGGTGTTATTGCTACTGAAGAATGGACTCCGCAATCCCAATGGAACGGGGAAGAAATTTTTGATGGCACAGGCCCATCAGGTGTTACATTAGATCCAACCAAATATAATGTTTATGAGATAAAGTTTGGGTGGCTGGGTTCCGGGTCGGTGTATTTCCTCATTGAAGATCCTTCCACCGGGGATGCCAGACTTGTTCACACACAACGATGGGCAAACCGACATACAAACTTCCACGTGGATAATCCAAATTTCCATATAGGATATGTGGCATATAATCTTGGTGGTGGTGCAGTTACTGTATATGGTGGAAGTTTACTTGGTGCTAATGAAGGTAAAACTGCAGTGACGCATTATACGTCAGGTGCTTGGCATAGCATAACAACTATTTCTTCAAAAGATGTGGTGCATCATTTGGGAAGCTTGTATAACCCTCTTGTTGTGTCAAATAAAGTTAATACAAGGGATATACAACTAGAGACATTGAATGTTGCGTTCGAAGGAAATGATCCTATTAATATTGTTGTATATATTGATACTCCGCTTCTTACCGGGAGGCACCAATTTAATAGTTATCCCGACATAAGCACTAAATCAAGTCTGGTTACAGGAACATTTGATCAAACTGCTCACACACCAATTGCAGTTTATACTACGGATATAAATGGAAGAATATCTATTAATCTGCATGAACTCAGAACTGTTATTCCCCCATTCACAATATTGAGTGTTGGGTATATTAGCACACAGTCAATAACAAGTATTTCAGCAAGTATTGTTTGGTATATTGACTAAAAATATATCCTTTGGTGTGTTGTATAAAAATAATTTTACTAAATATTTAATGTGCGGTAGTATTATATAATGTCATAATAAATCAAATAACAAAGACAATGCCGTTATGAAAGAAAGAGTAGATACAATAGAAACTGAGTTGGCGCTTGTAAAGCAAGAACTTTATATTTTGCGCACAAAACCACCATTCCATTGTGGTTGAAGAATTCTGCAATTGCAATAATTTTTGCATTGTTTACACAAACAATTACTGCTGTTTGGTGGGCATCTGAATTGACTGCAAATCAAAAGCAAATTAAATATCAAGTCTCTCTAAACACTGAATTCAGATCAACATACCCAGCAATGCAACAGAACATGGTTGTTAAGTTGACTCAGATCCAAACGGAAAATAGACATATAAAGGATATGTTACACGAAATTAAGGATAAACTTCGTTTTGTAGATATTACCACACAGCACAAAAAAAATAACCTGTAAAAACTTGCCTTTTCATAAATTTCATGTATAATGTAGTCTATGAGTGATTACATTGACACAAAATTTATCAACC